GAAGCATTGAAGAAAAAATTGATGATTTGAATTACAACATTTTGGCATTGTTGTTTTTTATCGTGTTCGCATGGTGCTATGAACGTATCAAGAACGCCGTCCGTTCTTTTAATGGCGTAGGTCTCAAATAGGAGGAAACACACATGGAAAATCTTATTCAATTTATCATAGGTGATGCAACAACGTTTACCCCGGCCTGTATGGTCGGTCTGATCGTCTTTTGTGCGATCCTTGAATGTATCGGTTCACTTGCTTATAACATTATGAAAGCCGGGAGGTGATTAATTTGATATATCTGGTATTGTTAGCATTTATTGTAATGATGTATTTTAGTGTATGTTTCCGCATTGCCGTATTACATCCATTTGCAACAGTCTTTAATTTTATAAAGGATATCCCGGATTACATTATTCACAAGAAATGGCGCAATCTGAAAACCGGAAAGCTGATCTGTTACGTGGCATTGTTTGGTAAGGGAAAAACCCTCTCCGCTGTGCATAAGGTAACAAGTCTGTATAAAAAGTATAACAACAAAGTTGTATATGATGATCTCCGAGGGAAATGGGTTACACAGAGAATCAATATCATTTCAAATGTTGATTTAATCGGCACACCCTACACGCCTTTTGTCTCCTTACGGCAGATCGTAGACGTTGCCGAAACTGTCCGGGCATATGATGAACAACACGATACATTGACTTGTACCCTTGTTTTAGGTGATGAATTTTCGGTACAACTTAACAGCCGTACTTTCAAGACAAACATTGACCCCTTGTTTCTCAATGCTTTGCTGACGTGCCGTCACCATCACATCAGCTTGTATTACACTGCTCAACGGTTTAACCACGTAGACGCATTATTGCGACAAGTAACAAGCCGGGTAATATCTTGTGATAAGCACTGGCGGTTTCTGGTACATAGAGAGTATGACGCTTATCAATTAGAATACGCCACAGACCCCACGCTTGTACGTCCTTTACGCCGGTTTGGTTGGTTTGTAAAAGATAAAGATTATCATGCTTATGATACTCTGGCTTGCGTGGACAACCTTGCAAAAGATTGTAAAGCCGGGAACATGATCCCGGAATCAGAAATTATCATGTTACAGAACAATACGCCCTCTGATATGGATGCCGTTACTACACCGTCAAAGAAATACACCAGAGCGCAGAAGAAAGCGCAGAAGTAAGAGGGAAACGGTGCGCCGTGGTAAGCGTTGCGCACGGCGCGCCGTTCGAACGTTCGAACTTTCACACACCACACACAAGGAGAAAAAACAATGTTTCAATATATGCACTATCTGTTTAACGAAACAGAGATCAGATTTTATAAAAAGTATAAACTATTTCCAGACGAACTATTTCAACAACTTCAAAATCTGGGGTTCTCCAGAGAATCATTCAAACCCATTCAGAAAGAAATGGACAGATTATTTCTATTACAAAAAGAAGAAAGTACATGGACAAAAGCAGACTGTGACCCGTTCACCGGGTCACCTACTTGACAATAGCAACACTTTAGAGTCACCTTGCAAAAAATTACAAGGAGTGTTGAAACATGGAAACAGTTTATAATTGTCGGCGTTACCAGTATGAGACCGGGGAACACATCACATTTTATCATCATGCTATTAACGCCGGGAAAGAAAAGCCAGAGGACAGCTTGCTAAACAAAACCCATGACATAAGTGACCGCACCCCGGAAGCTGAAAAGCATGCAATGACGGTTTCTGCATCCAGAGCCAAAAACAACGTTTACAGAATTGCAAGGTCTAACAAATGGGATTGGTTTATCACTCTGACTTTTGACCGTACCAAAACAGATGCATCTGACTATGATCTAGTTTTATACCGGCTTAAAATTTTCCTCAACAATCTACAAAAACGAAAGTGCCCGGATATGAAATACATCATAGTTCCAGAATTACATAAAGATAAGGAACATTATCATTTTCACGGACTACTTGCAAACGTGGACAATCTCACATTTAAGGCGTGGAAAATTGACCGCAAAAAAAATCAGATCATTTATAATATTACTGACTGGTCATACGGTTTTACTACCGCTACAAAAGTTTTAGACACTGGCAGAGTGAGTAGTTATATTACAAAATACATCACGAAAAGCGTTGACGAACACTTGAAAGAGAAACGCCGCTATTATTACAGTCGTAACTGCCACATTGCGGAGGAAGAACACTTTCTTCTTGATGAAGAGGACTTTCGCAAAATCTACGCTGACCGAATAGTCTATGTTAAAACCGTGGACATACCGCAGGCAAACCAACAAATAACCTATTACGAACTAAAGTATTAAACAGATCACCCTGGACACCCACAAGGAAGCTTTACACCCCTTGAGGGGTTGGGGGTGATTTCATCCCACCTCTGTTAATTTTTCCGTCCACTCCCCATAAAAATTAAACACGAGAGTCCAGAGAACTGTCTGTTCTCTGGAAGCCACCTCTCCCACAAGCCCCATACAGAGCCATAAGACCCGGACAGATATAATACAAGCTATCCCTCACTACCGCCGCCAGAAGCCCCACCAGAGAAGCCGCAGAGGGTCAAGGCACAGCCCCATAGACACCGCCCTCCTTGACGCTCCGGGGCTTGCTCTGGTACGGTTGATTATAGGCAGACTGCCGCCAGAGAGGGAGGAAACTTTATGTCAAAAAATATGACTTACACGGAACGTTTGAAAATCGAATTGTACTTGAAAGAACACAAAACACAAAGAGAAATTGCGGTATTGCTTGGCAGACATTATAACACAATCAATTATGAGATAAAGAGAGGGCGCACAAAACTACGAGACGGACAGACGTGGCTCGAATACGACTATTACAGTGCAGAGATCGGACAGCAGAAACATGACTACCATGCAGAAGGTAAAGGGCGCGACTTGAAAATTGGCAATGATTACGATTTTGTGAATCACGTTGAACATTGTATTATTGACTTAAAATATAGTCCGTATGCCGCTTTACAGTCCGCTAAAGGCAAATGCCGCACAGAAGTTTGCGTAACTACTTTGTATAATTACATTGACCGTGGCTTGTTTATGAACGTGACTAATAAGGATCTACCGTGGCGCAGAGATACGCCAAAACGAGAATATAACGAAGTTCGTCCGTCTTACAAGAATCTAAAGGGAAGATCTATAGAAGAACGTCCACGTGAGATTAAGAAGCGTAAGACCGCCGGACACTGGGAACTTGACACCGTTGTTGGTGGACAAGGAAAAAGCAGTAATTGTTTACTTGTTCTCACAGAGCGTAAACACCGTGATGAAATTATTATGCCGATACCAGACAAGACCGGGAACGCTGTTTCTTGCGCCCTTGATGATCTGGAACGTGCTTATGGCTCTGATAAGTTCCGGGAGATATTCCGCTCGATCACTTGCGATAACGGCACGGAGTTTCTCGATCAGCAAGCACTTGAAAAGTCTATAAACGGCGGTGAACCCAGAACGACAATATACTACTGTCACCCTCACAACCCCGGAGAACGTGGAAGTAATGAGAACCAGAACCGCATGATTCGCCGTTGGTTTCCTAAAGGCTGTGACTTTGCGGATGTTACCCCGGAGCAAGTCGCAGAGGTGCAAGAGTGGTTGAACAATTACCCCCGGCGTATGTTCGGCGGTAAGTCCTCTAATGATATGAAAGGCATGTAAAAGTTCGTACGTTCGAACGGCAATATAAAAGACGGCTACCATTGGCAACCGTCTTGTTTTGCTGTCTGTCTTTGTGCATTTTTCACAATTTCACTATTTATCAAGATATATAAAACTATGCAATATGATGAATTTACGGTTTTTCGGAGAAAATCACAAAAACTTATTGACATTTACATATGAAAATTATATAATAGTCTTGTGATAAGGAAATGACACGAAAATCCGATCACAAGACTATTTTTTATATCGGTTCGAACGTTCGAACCCCACACACAAGGAGGACAAAATATGTACAAGTATGATGAAAAATCAAATGTAATTATCAACACGGAGACCGCAGAAGTTATTCCAGTAAATGAAATTTTCCACGGAATGGCGCTCGATATGTTAGATAGTTTTTCTGGTTGTATCACAGCAGTTTTCAAGCACGCTGACCTCATGGAAGTTGTCGATTCATTTACCGGAGTTGTGGCTGTCTTTGAAACGCTTGAAATTGTTTCTCATGTTGAATGCCTTATCCGTGTTATACATTTCAAAGAATTATTTGATTCCGCAGAGATGCGCATTCACACCTATAAGATTGTTGCAAGCCATTGTCGCTATGGTTTATGTAGTCCGTGCGGTGCTGATATGTATGAACACATTGCAAGCATTGAAGCCGATTTACCTATCAGTGAAGCCGTAAAAATTGCGGATTATATTTACAGAGAGTTAAACGACAAGGAGGACAAATAAATGAGTACAGCAACCATAGAGAAGAAAACCGCAACCCAGACCCCGGCAAAGACAAAGACCACCAGAAAGAAAGCCGTTGCCGCTCCTATGAATCCCCCCACCGCCCCGGCGGTGGAGGACACCAACAAAGCAGATGTAGAAGCCAAAAAGGCACAGGAACTGAAAGACATTGAGACCTTGAAAGAAGCCAGAAAGCGCAATGCATCTATTAGCAAGTCTTTGAACAATGTTCAGAGTTCCTTTACCCGGATTGCATTTGATCTTTACTGGATGTATTCAGCTTCCGCTTTCGGTCTGTTGGGTTACAAGAACATTTACGACTACGCCGCAAAAGAACACGGTATTGCACGTGGAACGTGTAGCGATTTTATTCATATCGTAGAGCGTTTTGCAAGCCGTGATGAACATGGAAACATTCTGGAAGAGATTCGCCCGGAACTGAAAGATTACCAGAGCAGTAAGCTGATCGCATTGTTAGGTGTGACAGACGCACAGTTGACGGAATTTTCTGTTGATATGTCCGTTCGTGACATTAAGAAAAAAGTAAAAGATATTCACGGTGAAGCCGGAAAATCTGACGCTTCCGATTGTGACGCTTCCGGCGGTGATTCTTCTGGCGATGATACCTATAACGGTAAAGAAATCATAGACGGCAACTTTACTGAGGTAAACAGCCAGACGCTTGTAACGTTCCATAACATTGACGAATACAACAAATACCTTGACGGTCTCAACGATCTGATCGAAAAGGCTCTGAAAAGTAAGAACTTTGAAGCTGACCATAAGCGTATTGAGATCGTAGTAAAATGGTAATTTCTAGCCTTTCCCCGGTTGGTCTGGCGGTGCTTGATGATATAATGTCATGCGCCGCTGATCTGGGGAATGGCTACACCCCGGAAACATTGCGCCTGGTGCTTAATCGTATGGTTGCACTTTCCCGGAAAATGAACCAGTTACACAGTGACGGCATTTTAACGGAGCGTGAATATGTTCCCCTTAATGTTACACTTCTGGTTCTTGGCGTTAACAGCATGAATCGCCTTTCTCGTATGTAGGCGTTCAGTATATAACAAATAACATTATTCCCATGGTGCTGACCGCTCCATGTGTAAAGAAAGAAGAGGTAAACAATTATGAAATTAGCAACACAGTTTAGAGGTACTTTGGTAGCAATCGAAGAAAAGAGCATGACTGGAAGCAATGGCAAGTATTACCAGTTAGCTGTTTTGCAGGGATCGGAAGCAACAAGCTTGTCCTGTACAGAGGAAGTCTATAAGCAGAACAAGGAACTTTTCAAGGACTACGTGTTCGGTATGCAGATCAGTGAGTATGAGGGTAAAAAGACTCTGCGTGTGACTGGTATCTATGATCTCCCCGGAACTGCTACCGCCCCCGGTACTGCCGCCGCTGATCCCGGCAAAGATAAGGATAAGAAATAAGCCGCTTGGAACGTTCCGGGTCTAGGGAGTAAAGAGAAGTGATCACATCTCATTTTCATGGTGTGCCCCTTGCGATCTTCTCCCCGGTACGTTCTCCGGTGTGATGCCCGGTTAGTCTCCCTACAGACTGCCGGGCAAGTGTGAAGTGAAAAACGCCGGGAGTGTTCGAACGTTCGAACTTACCCCTTTACCTTTTATGTGCGCTAGTACCCAGAAGAAACGAACGTGGATACATTCCCGGCTTTTTCTATATAGGAAGGTAAACACTATGGGACTTATATTTTTTTTGATCGGCGTGGCGGTTGTAGTGGTTGATTTTTTACTTGGCGATCCTATTGATTGGTGGATGGTAATACTTGCGTTTCTTGCCTCTTTTTTGTCTCTTGTGGCATTCAGTGACGTTTATGACGACTAACCACTAACAAATCCGCCCTTGATCTTTTTGCATCTTGCCGGGATGTGGGCGCACTATCCCACCTCCCGGCGCAAAAAGATGTTAACAGCCCTTACAAAGTCCCCGGACAGCCACAGCGCAGACCATAGCCAAACAACTACCGTCTGCCGCCACCCGCTTTTCTTTGTTGGTGATGCCCTTGCCCTTAAAAACTGCATCACTTTGTTATCTGTGGCAAGGGTGAAGCCCGGAAGGTTCAGCCTGACTATAAGCAATTATATTTTTACCAGTTCCCAGATCAAGCGCTTTTGCCCTTGACCTTTCGTCCCCTTGGGAGGGGGCAAGGGGACGCAATAGAAAAACAAGAAAAGCGTATTTTGCTTTCGTAGTTTTTCATGGGAGGGGTTCGGAATGGTACACAAAGTATCACCCCTCACCCATGCAACAGCAACACATAACCCAACAACCAAAAAAATAATATGGGGTGCGAATGTACCAGGCAAACAAGAGCAGTGCGCACAATGATATCTGAAAGCTACTTGCTTACGGGTTCAACTCCCGTCACACCCTCTAAAGTTCGAACGTTCGAACTTTTACCCCGGTAATTTCAGCAAGCTGATTTTATAAACAAAAACATTTATAGATAACTAAACCCAGAGCATAGACGTATGTATTCGGTATTATCTATAAGAAAGGAGAAACATATGCCTGGTTTAGCAATCATTGCGGCGGCAGAAGCCGCTCCTACTTTCGATACTGCTATCGTTACTACTCTGATTTCCGTATGTAAGTCCATCATGGGTCTGTTCGGAGAGTATCCGCTGAACATTCTGTTAGCTGTTTCCGTAGCTTGTGCTTGCTTCGGTCTGTTCGGAGTTGCAAAGCGTTCCGTATAACCCGGATCACGGCAGTATAAGAGGGATGCAGAACGATCTGCACCCCTCTTTTTTCACGAAAAGGAGAACGCAATGGAGCAAATTTTCAAATATTTAATATGTGGTTTTTTCGGTTTTGCAACTTTCTTACTAGGTGATTCACTGCATGAGTGCCCGCTCTTATCTGTTTTTTTAATACTTATAGGATGTTTTTTTACAGTGTATCCTCTACTTTTCGTTTTGAAGTTTATGCTTATGTACTTGTGTTGACGTAATCTCTTGATTTTCACGAAAGGAGAATAAAAAATGGATATTTTTTTTTACGCTGTTATTTTTTTTGTCGGCTTGATCCTATCTTCAACCTGTTGTTGCGTAAAGAGCCCACTATTTATTTTTGACATAGGGTTTTTAATCGGTTTTCTCATGGCAGGAGTTTCTTTCATAAAGCTGTTTACAATCATAGGACAAGTTGTTTTTGAACAAGTTTCGACACTGTTTTAATAGGGAGGATGAACAATGAAAGAATTTCTTACCATGTTAGTTGTAATTATCGGCTTCATGGCATCAACCTGTGTCTTGTTCTATCCACAAGAAACAAGCCGCCAGAAAGCCGTAAAAATCGGTTGCTACACAGGTGACATTGCCGCCGTCATCTTTGTGATTGAAACCATTCAAAAATTCTTTACATAAGGAGGGAAAAAAGTTGGAACAAAAAACAATCAATCAAAACAAATTGCAGACACTTCTTTGCATTATAGCCTTAATGCTTGGTGTTCTGGTTTCCGCTGTGCTGTTCTGTGTAACCCCGGTTCATGCGGAAGAATTAACAGAATGGTCTTTAAATACAAATATAGCTGATAAAACTTTAGATGTAATAAATGAAACAGATAGAAGAGTGCGTTTTTATGCTGATGATACAAACTTTTTTTATGCTTATGTATTTACTGGTACTGTTTCCGGCGATTCGAAACATCTTTTGTCTTATAAGTTTGATTTGTCAAAAAAATCTGTTTCCCAGGGTGGTATATCTATGGAAGTATATAGCTATAACGCTGAAAAAGATACTTGGTCCGTTATAAGTTCGCAAACTGGCGGTTCTAACTTCTTTTATAATTCAGGCATGTTTGACTTAGATCAAATATGTTTTCCTGTTTTTGATAGTTTAACATCATTTAGCAATTACTGTTTAACCGGTGATAAGTCTGGCATGGTTAGTGAACCGGAATTACCTAACAACAGCGATGATGTATATTCTTTCATCGGCTTTACTATGAATAGTAAAACTGCCCGGTGGACTGGCACAACAGAACGTACTTACGCTAAAGATGTTGACGTAGAAGAATATGTAAAAGTATCTTATGCATGGGCAACAACCACAGAGCCGGATAATCTCGGAGAATTACAGTCGTATGACGGAGAATTTCTCACAAGTGACAAGCGGTTAACGTTGCCATGGTCTGAAATGGAAAACGGAAAAACGGACTTTCAATTCATTCGGCAAGTAAAGATTTTTCCTTGCTACCGTGTACCGCACTTAGCATATTACATAGGGCAACCAGTAACGATCTATTATAATGCTGACGGAACTATTGATAAAATAGAGCAAACTACAATTCCTACTGATTTTGAAACAATCGGTAACGACATTTCACTTATTGGTTTTAGGTATGATAATTCGTTTCATGCGGAATGGGTTGACGTTTGGTCGAATGGTGTAAATAAATCTGCTTTTGATCTCTCTGGTAGTCAATATCTTTCTTTAGGTGTCAAAGCTGTGTATTATGACGGTTCTAAATCTGATATTGATTTTTATTCGTTGGACAGAAAGAACTTAACATGGAATAAACCATTTTCAGATTTCAAATTTAATAATGGTTCACCTATAAAAAGTTTGTACTTTACACCCTACACTAAAACCGGGGTAAATAACCCATGGAATAAAGGTAATTCTACCGTAGTAAATTTTGACGAAAACGGAAATGCGTCATCATCCTTTGACACTGGTGACGATGGTACGGTACATCTTGATGATTTCAAATTAACCGGCGTAGTTTGGAATAAGCCAGTTGTTAAAAACGGAACTATTACATGGACTGGTACAACGCCGAATAGTGATCTTTTTTTTGTTCCCGATTCTGATACTTTGGTTACCGCCACTTATCCACGTTATGATTCTAATTTGAATACATCGTATGAGACGTGGAGCACAACCACGATCGGTAAAGGTTCTATGAAAGTCAATGTTGATTATCTTATAGATTATTATAAGAATAGTGAACTTGCATGGAATGGTGAAATGTGGCTCACGCCTTGTTATAAAAAAGGCGGTGTCCTTTATATGGGTGAGCCAGTCATTATAAATTGCTTAAAGGGTACTGTTAGTGACATTGTAGTTGATAAAGATAGCGGAAAAGCTGAACAAGTAGATAAAACCGATCAGAATAAATCCGATGCAGATTCTATATTAAATGTAGGTAATCAGTTTTATTCTATTATCAATGGTTTGATTGGGTCATTGCAACAACTCCCGGCTCTTTTAACTGCGATTTTTGGCTTTCTTCCCAGTTCTATTATAAATCTGCTTTATGCTTCGTTTGCCGTTATTATTATTTGTCGTATTCTAGGGAGGTAGCATGTATATTCTTAAAGCCTTTATAGATTTATGTTTCGGTATTTTGAACATTCAAATTGTATTATTCGGTTATGCCTTTACGCTTTTTTCGTTGTTCTTATACTGTATTATCGGCGGTTTGCTATTGTACCTTATTCGTAGGTTATGGGAATAATTTATTGATTACTTCCATAATAACTGCCCCTTTACATACAAAAACAATTATTGCCACAATGATTTTTACAAGAACGTATATCCCTATAATCATTACCCAGAAATGGATCTTGTCTAATACGGACAATATTGCATCCGTTCTGCTGTCGGCTTTATCGTCATTATATCGTGTTAGGTTGATGTAGTCGTTTTTCTGTAATGGTTCGGAATTGTCATTCTCTGTATCTTCCATATAGGTATATATAGCATTGTGTTCTTTTTCATCACGATATTTTGCATAAGTATAACCGCAAATAATTATAAGTAAAGCAACCCCAAAAATAATTATCATATTCATTTGTAACCCCTCCTATGTGTTTTACTCAATTCTAACACATGGGATCATTTTTCACAAGAAAGGACAAAATATGGATGAAAACATTACAATTCAAGACAATATGCAAGAAGATTTACAAGTCGATTCTATCAACCCTGGCTCTGATGATAACGGAATTTATACCGTTGATGATGATGCTACTATTGTCATGTCTGGCGATCTTCTCCCCGGAGGAACTGACGCAGACGTTGACACGTTGCAACCCGGTGACGATACAGTACTATCTGACACTACAACAAGCGATAGCCCCCTTTCGGTCTCTTCTGGTGATGTGGTTGGTTCTGAACACGTTTATATCAGTTTGGCAGATCTGGAAACCTATCAAGCGGGCACTGTGGAAAATCAGATTGATTACTCCGCTTCTCTTGGAAGCATTGAAGAAAAAATTGATGATTTGAATTACAACATTTTGGCATTGTTGTTTTTTATCGTGTTCGCATGGTGCTATGAACGTATCAAGAACGCCG